GTTAAAAAAGAGTGCAGATGTCGAGAATAGTCTTACTAACACCAGGAGATGTAATATTGCAATGCCAGGAACTACTGAAAACACGTGGGATACAAACCAAATTAAAAGAATGGGAGGGAATGAGTAAGGACAAAAAATCTGAACAAGGTGAGACCAAGGAAGAGAGTACTTTGGATGGAAAGAACGACACCACGTTGCTTGAACAGCGAAAGGATGGAGGCTCATCTACGAGTGATCAGGAACGAAACTCAAAACAGAAGACTGAGAGATTTGGAACTAGTAAAAATGGCAGCAATGAGAGGATATCTAGCGCCGGAAGTGGTACCGTTCCCGTACAACCAGTTGAATCAGTTCCACATACTAGAGATAACGCCCCTCACGGAAAGAAAACCACTACATCTATGTCCACATTGTTGGGAGAGTCAAAAACAGAAGCACAAATACGAGAAAAGATGGAAGGAAAGAGAGAGAACGCCGGAAAGAGTGGAGTCAGTCAAGAAACGGTTAAATCTATGAAAGGCACATATTATGTGCTGACTCAGGATATTCATGATAAGCTGCTTGAAAACTATAATCTAACGGTTGAAGTTACGGCGGGGAAGAATACGATACCTCAAGATTCAATTGTCATTGAATTGGGAGCTGCTTTAATGAAGAAACTCGGATTGCAAAACGACGCAAGAGATGAGCAATCAGATGAGGCTAAACGGTTGAAAAGACTGCTAACTGGACCCAAGAAGAATAAGCCGAATGTCAGAGTAGACAGCGAGAAAGGGTTAATGGACTTAACGAACGCAACAAGGAAGGAAAAAGGACGTGTGACGTCAACACAAACACGAGTCCATTTAGTAACCAACGATCCTGCTTTTGTTGATAGAGCGCACGCCATATTCACTGCGCCGACTGGGGATCCAGGATGGAAAGATCTAGCAAGAGAAGCGACAAAACGCGCGAACATAAGAGCATATGTGTATAAACCTGGCGGCGATGTTAGCCTCCAAGAGGCACTCGCTACACTGCTAGATGTAGTTTAGTCTATTCCTGTGTTAGGCGTTTCTACGATGTACGCTCTTTTACGGTAC